CTGGCGCTCTGTGCGCTCGTTCTCAGGCCCGTAGGCCGATAGCGCAAGGGCAGTTGCCTTTGCTATGACGTAGTCGTCGCTTACCTCATTGACAGTAGCGTCTGCTGTCAGCAGCGTTGGCTCGTCACCGCCTACGATCTTCATCATCGAGTAACCGATGGTCGAACGCCCCGCGCTGGATAGAATCAAGTCACGGGTGTTCTTGTCGATGTGCCAGAGACGATTGGAAACCGGCGTCCAGACGGCCTCGTTGTTCTTGACCGCCTTTAGGTCATCAAGCCACACGGTGGTGGCGCCGAGGTCTGAGTCGTACTCCAGACCCACGGAGATGATAGCCGTATCCAGTTCAGGATTAGCCAGTTTAATCCTAAAATATGTCCATTCGTCGTTGGCTTGAAAATTAGTTCCGAAATTAAGGGCAGGAACGCTAAGTGTCTCCAGTGGACTACCGCAACTAGCAGTATCATCCAGCAATATCTTTAGGTTTCCCTCGGACGTGCCGGGGGTGGTGGAAATCTTCACCCATCCCTCTATATAGTCATAGCCGCTGAGGTCCTTGCTGGTGATGGAATCTGTAGATACATCCCCTGCGCTGGCTCCAACTGCATAAACAAACTTATTGCTAGCAGTACCTCGCTTTTTATCTTCAGTGTCCACAGTTGCTGTTATGTTGGCATTTTGACTTGCAGTTGATGTAGAAGTCCCTGATTCATCGAATACTGCGTCACAAGAATGAATGCTGGTAGAGGTGAAACTGGAACGGTACTCCAGGCGGTTGATCATGGAGAAGCCCGAAGGGATATCGAATCTTGCCACCGATCCAGCGCCATGAAGGGCCGTAGTAGGAGTGCTGGTCACTTCTGGGTATTCGTCCGGGTTGTAGGCGCGGCCATAAAGGCCAAGGACTGCCGTGTTGATGAACTCGTGTATGGAGACAGGGTTGTACCGTTCGGACCACCTCTCGTAGGTCATGGTGCTGACGGAGTTTGTGAATTCATCCACGGTCATATCAACGCCGTTGCCGGAAACGACGGTGTCTATGACCTGGCGTATTTCACCGTCGTTTGCCCCCGATGTAGAGACGATCCACTTGCCGTTCTCGGTGTCTATGTTGCCTCGGGCCTGTCCGTCAACCACAGATGCGCTATCGCCGGAATCAGCAGTGCTGAGAAATACGGCTCCAAGGTTATATCCAATAGCGACTCTAATCTGCTCTCTGGTTCTGTCAGCTAAAACGGGCATGAATCACCCTGCCTAGTCGCCAGCGACTGCTGATAATTTAGAATCATTCTTGTTGTTCGTATTCGTCGAGGTAGTCGTGTCTTGCTCGGCTATCTGCGCCTTGAGCGTGGCGTTCTCTGCCTCAAGTTCAGCAACGCGCCTCTGGAGGGCGATGCCCTGAACCTTGAGTCGGGAAGTCTCGTCGGTCTGAATGAGCGCGGTCATATCATCGACGGTTAGCTGCACCGGCGTTGGGACTGGCGGTTGCTGCTGGGTCATGCTTTACTCCGATTCCGGCGCTGGGTCTGAGCCGTCCCAGGCCGCTATATCTGCGCCGACAGTTGTGGCGTTGGCTTTGACCTCTGCCATCTTAGCGGTGGCGATGTCGGTCTTCCAATCGCCGGACTGTGAACGATACTCGTTCAACCCGTTAATCGCCGCATTTGCCGCTGACCTTTTTGCGCTCAAAATATCCAGTGCCTCGTCGTTTGTCATAGCTAAACTCCTAGTGCTTCTAGTTTTGTCTCTAATTCGTTGATGCGTTCGTACATCTGGTGCATGGCTGACCAAGTGAAGTGTTGCGCTCCCTGTAGATTCAAGCCAATCCATTCAACCCCGTCATCGTTGTTGGAAATATCCATCACCCCAAGTTTTGCCATATGCTCCAGACCCTCACGGTTGAGGGCCATTTCTCTGAGAGCGAGAACGTCATCGTGCCATGCCACTGTGCCACAGCACTCAAAGAATTCTATCTCTGCCCTACCGCAACTATCACAAACATAGTCGAAGTTAGTGCCGTGGTCGTCATTGAGCAACATAACCGTCCCCGAATCAGCGACTCGCCAGATGTCTCCATTCGTTGCCGAACCATCTATATTGGTTGACAGAAATCTGAAATAGCCTGACCCTGGGCGATATTGGAGATAGTAGCCCTGATTGCCAGCAGCGCCGCCAGCGTTACCCTCGCCGATGAGAATACCCGCATCGCCACCAGAGCCAGAGGCTGGAACCTTCACTGTAAGCTGTGCGGCTCCATTACCGTTAGTCGCCTCTGAGGTAATGTTGGGATTAGTCCCCGCTATATTTATAGCAGTCGCCGTCCAATTGTTGCCCGATGCGCCGACGTTAATCAACCCGCCAGTCGAGATACCCTGTAAGTCCACCTCACCAGTGGATTTAATCCGCATCTTTTCGGTGATACTATCGCTTGTGCGAGTCTGGAACGTCATATAGACATCGTTGTTGTCAGTCCCTTCCCACGCAACCGCCTGAGATGCCATTGATTGACCGGTATCATTGCCGTGCCAGACTATGTTGACGCCAGTGTCTGCCGAGCCGACTGCCGTCAAGTTCCGCAAAAGAAGGGCCGTTGGAGTTGATGACCCCGTGTTTGTAACGGTCAACGCGCCTGAGCCGGTGCCAGCCCCGATGCCAACGTCGCCAATGAGGTCAATCTCGCCCGTGCTATGGATACGCATCCGCTCGATAAGGGACGTATGGGTCGTATTGGCTGTGGTGTAGAACAGCAACTCTGTTCCCATAGCAGAGCCGCTCCATGTCTCGGTTGCCATCCCCTTAATCTGCGCTCCGCTCTCGAAACTATCACCGTCCGAGCCACGGAACGAAACATAGCCAAGCACGTCGTCATCGGCCACAGCGGTGTGACCACCGGCGATTGTGTCATTGCGGGAGCGCTCCAGGTTAAGGAAGGCAGCCTCTGCGGGGGTGGTGCTATACGCCTGTGGCGATATTCCAGAGTTTCCCTCACGCTTTACGTCGAGATATGAATTGTGGACGATCACCACACCTTCTGAACCGTCCAACTTCAGCAATCCCTTGGAATGGCCTCCGTCAGAAACCGCAAACAGGATATCCCCGTCAGTTGTGGTGTTGCTCAGAATTGCGGAGTTAGTCGCCAGGGCGGGCGTGACCGGGGTCCCTTCCAGCACGTCCGTGATGGCCGCATTGGCGCTATTGGCCGCTGTGTTAAGAACTATGACAAAGTCTTCGTCGTCTCCAAAGGCGTCCCCTACGTTGTCGCCGTGTCCGACAACAGTCACAGCGGCCTGAGCCCCTGTGGTGACAACCTCTACGAACATCTGTGGATTAGCCATTTAGTTGACTCCTGGGTAGTAGAGGCGGTTGTTCGAGGACTCGCCCCGCTTTCTAGCCTGTAACAAAAACTCGTTCATGGCCTTGCCGATCTGAATGCGTTCCTCTGCGGTCGGAGGGCGCTTATGTTCCTTTTCGTCTATGCTTCGCATCCAGTTCTCAGCGGCTTGGCCCGCCCTGTCCTCGATCTCCGCTCTCGTCACGTCTGAGTGGGCAACCACCTGCACCTCGTGCTGCTTGCCCTTGTACTTGAACATGAACTTGTAGATGACCGCCGTCTGTCGCTCGTTATGACGGCGCACCTCGATGTCGTTAACGTCGGTATGGGCCATTCCTTCTGGAGTCCAGAGGAAAGAGTCCAAGTTCGGTTTGTGACCGTTCGTTCCTAACAAGCCAATACCTCTACCGATTCGAGCTTCAGCGTTTCGCTCGGCTCAACGAGTCCATCGTAGGCATATAAGGGGGCTTTGGTCAAGGAGCAGCCGTTGGGAAGAACGATCGATACTCCCATTCCCCTTGCGACACCCAGCCAGTATTCCACGCAGGGACGGTGGTCCCGGTACTCCCCGCTGGTGTCAAGATAGATTCCTAGCAGGCCGATTTCGTCCACGCCTTCATGCAGGGCCAATGCGATCATGTACGGCACGGTGCTGGTCATGTACCCGCCAAAGCGATCAATGATCTCCCCAAGAGGATACCGCATGGAGGTCGGAATCTCCGAATTCTGCTCCTGCATATACACCGGAATTCCGCAGTTCTTTAGGAACTCGAGGTGATCGGGAGGCCTGCCAAAGGCTCTGTCCTGGTCTGCCTCGTAGTCCTCGTTTCCCGGCCCCCACTCGCCCTCTCGCCAGTTTCTGGGATGCAGTTGGAACCATCTATCGGCCCTTACGGTCAGAAAGCGGTGGCACATATTCATTGCCCAAAGCTCTACGCCCGGTTCGAGCTCGTTCGCAAGACGGTTGCTGGGACCAGCCGAACCCACTATGCAGATTCGCCTCATACTGCCTTACCGTCCGCGTAGATTATGCTCATGTTGTTATCCCAATTCGGGAGTGACGGTAGCAGAATTGGCAACGTGACCATCCCACGCTCTACCAGTTCCTCTGCCTGCACAAAATCTTCCTCAAGGTTAATATCGAAGCCCTCATGACCGTAGGTAAAGAAGGGCATCACTATATCTCCCGATATGGAGTAGGTCTCAGAGACTACTTTCGTCCAGGCTATCTCAAGACTGGCGTTCTGAACGTATATCTCAGGAAGGGTCTGGTACTGACTGCTGTGCCAGGGAGTCTCGCCCGACGGCGCATTGAAGAGAGGCTTGATTCGTTTCTCCCCGGAGCCGTTCTCGTAGGCCTGCCACATCTTGTAGGGATGCTCGGTGCATTTATGCACGGCCCGCAGAGAGTCCGCCCCTTCGGCATACCTAAACTGATCCCACGCCCGTCTGATAGTCTCTGCCGTTCGGAAGGGACTCGTGGGTCGCAGAATCGCAAAGGCGTCAGCGGAGCCCATTACTTGCGGAGAGATCAATGCGTGAGTGACCCAGTCTATGTCTGGGGAGGTCTCCGTTGCGAAAGCCTTGGGTCGCATAATCGTTGTCGCGCCGTAGTTCCTCGCCGTGTCAGCTATATCTTCTGAGTCAGTCGATACTATGACATCGACGAAGATCGCGCTCTCCCACGCCGTTGCTATGGTCCAGGCAAGCAGCGGGTGTCCTCCTAGCTTCCTGACGTTCTTGCCGGGAACACGGACGCTGGTGGCCTTAGCGGGTATCAAGGCAACGATCGAGGGACTAGACACGGGTCATCTCTTCTTCTTCTTCCGGCTCTCCTATGCCCGCCATCAGAACGTCGCCCCAGGAAACGTCGGTGTCCTCTTTGGTGTCACGAACTACTCGTCGTCCGATGAAGTCGCCTATCCGGTACGGGGGAACGCCATCGCCGGGAGACAGGATATTGAAATGCTCCCTTGTCAGAACGGCGCCGTCGATGGCCGACTTCGCCCAGACCAGCTTCTTCTGGCGTTCTGTCGTGGGCTCTTCCTCACGCGGGTCCTGCGCCTTATGGTCCATGCCGAGAGCGGACTGCACGACGCCGCAGGCATCTATGAGCTCTCTGAACATGTCAGATGTCAGTGAGAAAGGGTTGTCCGTTCCCTTCCAGGTGCGGTCGTTAGTATAGTGATGCTCGAAGATACGCGCCCCTAGAGAGACGGCGCCCACGGTGGGCATCCAGCCCGGATTGTGAGTGCTTAGTCCGATCACGCAGTTATATCGCTGTCGGTACTGGGTGATGACCTTTATGTTGAGAGAGTCGTCAGGCGCAGGATAGATGCACGAACACTGTAGCAGCGCGAAGTGAGCCCTGCCCGTCAGTGTCTCGTAAACACGGTCTACGTCCTCGATCTCCAGACCGCCGGTCGAGACGATCATTGGCTTGCCGAAGGCGGCAACATGCTCTATGAGGGGGATATTGGTCGCATCGCCGCTGGCGATCTTGAACGCTGGAACGCCGAGTTCGTCAAGCTGGTCGGCGCTGGAGAAGTCAAAGGGGGTGGAGAAGGCCGTAATACCGGCTTTTGTGCGGCAATAGTCGAACAGCTCTTCCCATTCTTCCTGGCTAAACTCAAGCAGTTCTCGATGCTCTCCATACGTCTCGTCCATCCACTGGGGATTGGAGGACTTGTAGAAGTACGCGCCCTTAGCGTCGGAGGGGGCGTAGACCTCCTTGGGATGACGGGTCTGGAACTTGACGGCGCTGGCCCCGGCGAGCTTGGCATGGTTGATCATCGCCTTGGCCTTACGGAGTTCACCCTCGTGGTTATGGCCTATTTCCGCGATACCGTATACCGGCTCATCATCTGCTATTCGCCGTCCGTCTATAGTGAGTTCACGAACCATTTGAGGACTCCTTCCACCTTCTGATGTCGGTGACTATGAATGCAAATCTTTTATAGAGTACACGTCATCCGACTAAAGAGCCAGTGGCCGTCGTGAAGCTAAGTGTCCCCGTAGGGAAGGAAAACCTATGCCCTCCCTACGAGGTCTAGAGTGTTTTATTACGGGGCTACCATTAGTACCTAATTGTCAAAAGACACGCTTGCTTGTCTGTGTCTATTGACGGAATAACAATTGCAGTGCCTATCGACTGAAGGTCATCCTCACCAGAGAGGTCGTAGAGTTCTGCTCTTCCATCCTCACCTGATGCCTGAGATATCTGCAAAGCGTCACCAACAATACCTACCGCTGCACCGATAGCTACGCTACCGATTCCTGCAGTCTGTATCCAGCCATAATAGCTGGCAGTCATAGGTATAACCGTTACACCCAAAGCGCCAGTTTCCATAGTGCCGTTACCGTCAATAATCTTTACCCCTAAATAGGGATTTTCAACTAGCTGTGCCTCTGTATCGGTGGTCAGAGCGGTTCTAATGCCGTCTGGTTCATCAAGGGTGATGATGACCGTGTTATCATCAGACGCATCGTGAGCAGGATGAGATTTAATCCTATATACCTCGCCTTCTCCCGGCCCATCATTAAACATCAGATACCCATCTGCGTACCTATCTTTGGTCAGGTCTGTAGTTGGTACTTCAAGGCTGATTGTTGTATCGCCAACACTGTGAGCCAAAATTAGTGTTAGGTCCATGTCATGGGCAGCTTCAGTAAATGTTGTAGATGCGTCAACAATCATTCCGGCAGTTGAAATAGCAGCGCCACTACCACATCGAGCATAGTAAAATACCCTGCCGTCTGGAGTAGTTGCCCTTGTGCCTAGCTTATGTCTCTTCCCTGAAGTCTCTGTTTTTTCTTGTCCGTAACCCAAGTTCACCGTCAACGGAAATGCCATGTCTGAACCTCCTTGAAGGTCATTGATTTGAGCAGGCTCTATGTCCTGCGATCAGCCGATAAGATTACCCCGCACGACCTCGGCCAATCGTTACAGCCATGCGGTTTTATGCGTTTATGCGTCCTACGCTACCTTTGCCTCACTGTGCTTCCCCAAACGGTGAAACCGCAGAGAGGCTTTTGGACTCTTGCTGTCGGCCCTGACCACGAAATCGCAGTCGGGGCACTTGGTCTGGTCCGGCGCGACAGGCTTCGGAGGGTCCTCGAACGCCTGGAAGGGCGATACCTCTTCCTTGACGAGTATGGAGATATGACCCTCTTCATTTACCACCGCGCTGTCCCAATCACGCTCTCTGCAAGCCTTGCACTGACAGTCCCTCGTGGGCTTCCAGGGGAGGACTCCATTTACAGCCATCCTGAGCTTGTGATCCATGTCTGCCGGTTGATTCGGCACTATAGCCCCGGCTGGTCTCGTTTGCGTGCCAGTTATATTCAACTTGGGCGCATGTCTCCAAAGGTCTTCCCTAGGTTGCCAGCTATCTAGGTATTCCCCGCGTATGCCGAACTTACTGAGTTCTCGTTTAAGGGACAGTCTTTCAGCCGTGTTCATCTCTAAGTAGTGGGAAGACCAGAGAGATCGTAAAGCATCGGCGCCCCACGGTCGTTATCCAATTCAAACACGCCGTAGTCGGCGGTGATGACGACTTCCGTGCCGCGCAGGGAAGCGTCTCTTTCACGCTCGGTTCGCATCTTGACAGATGTGAGTGTCGCCATAGCGCCCTGGTCTGCGATGCACCCGTAGCCGTCCCCAAGTCCTGCCGATGTTTCTGGAATGTTGCCCGCCTCGAATATGGGAACGCCGTTCAACGGCCTGAGTCCGACGAAGAAGTCCTTCAGTAGTTCCTCTGACCATCCATGCGGAACTGGGGCTGCCGCGGAAGGAGTAACGGCGGCGCTCTTTACGAACTCCGCTACGGCGTTAGGGTGATGAACCACATATACCTTGCTGCCAAACTTGTTGGCTTTGGCAAATGCGATACAGCCGGTTAGGTTAACGGCTGTGAGCTCTGCGCCTGCTTCGCCTAGGTCTGTGCCGTCATTGAGATTTTCATAAAGCGCCTGAACGTCGGTGTCCTTCTTTCTCGCCATGCCGTCGCCAAGCTGGCGTCCCACCATCTGGAACACGTTCGGCACGGACTGCCTGACGAGCTTGTCGGTCAATACCACCTTGGCCCCGACCTCTGCCGCCGTAAGATCCACTGTGGTCATTCCGATCTCTTCCTCGTCGATGATGTCCTGGCCGTCAACGAGATCGCTCATGGTCATCTGCGCTACCTTGGGCACCGTCACCTGCTTCTCGCCGCTTTTCAGCGCGAACTGCTCTGTAAGAGCCATCATAGGAGCGTTATGCTCCTCGGTGTATCGCGCACTTGCGATCATGATCTTCTGGGCATTCTCCAGATTTCCGGTTGTTGCTGCCTGTGGCATTGTTGCTCCTTATCCCCCTGATATTGTTCTCATAGCTTCCGATTCTGCTGGTGACCACTGTGACGCGGGCTTGCCCAGCGCTGAGTCAACGAGCCTGTCCTGGCTGTTGCCCTGCACAGGGGAGGTCTG